AGCTTTTAAGTTTGATCCCGTTTCCCTGTTATACTTTGCACGACCCTTAGCAGTAAGTCCAGCCCCTTTAGAAACCGGAAGCTTTTCACCACGACCAATTGCAAGAGAAGGACCTTTTTTCTTGGTTGCCATTTTAGCTACCACTATCAATCAAAACACCACCAATATTAATACCTACTGTACAAGCAACAGTACCGCTCGGAGCAATTTGCCATTGAACGTCCGTACCAGCTGGGTATGCAAATGGGAAAGTACGTTGAATATTATACTGTTGTACAAAAGGTGTATTTAAAACTATTCTACGAACTAATGTTGCCGATGAATTTAAAGCAGATGGATATTGAGCCACAACTCTATATGTGCCATAGTTTGCAGTATTGCCTGTAAATGAACTATTTGCAGTAAATCTTGTTAATTGCAAAGTAGTATTTGCTGGAACTGTGTACACAGACATCTGTGATGTACCGATACTAATTGTGCTACCGTTGTAAGTAGTTGTATTAATCTGTGCATACTCAACAGCACCAGACGTTGCAGCTTGGTTTTGAAGAGTAATTACGCCAGTTGGGTTTACTGTACTATTAAAAGCTACGGAAATGTTGTTAATACGATAATAAGATTTAACAGTTGCTACACCTGTACCAGCAGTGCCACCTAAAGCAACAATCTCAGATATTGGGTTGTAGTTTCCATCTAGTCCAGTAACTTGAATTAACGCACCAGAGTCGCCGTTTACTGTACTTGCAACATACATAACTTGTGCTGCTACTGGAAATACGTAATTAGTAGTAGGAGAATTTTCCCACATAGTTACAAATAAACCAGCGGTTGTGCCAGTTGTTCCATAACCAAAAATACTTACAGGTGTATGACCAGTAATTTGATTACGAGATACTTGTAGATCAAACGGTTCGTATTTTGCTTGACGGCTAATTGACTGCACCGAGTTATTAGTGCTTGGTATTCCACTTGGGCTTTGTGCCATATTAATCTCCTAAATTTTAAAAAGGGGCCGAAGCCCCTCGGATTAATTAGTCAAAGTTACCGTATGGGTAAGTTGTCGCATTACCGATGTTCATATCTTGCTGTGCATATTTTAATGTAACAGCAATTTGACCAGATGTAGGTGTAGTCAAACTGGTATTAGTAATCTTTAATGTCACAACAACTTGGCTAAACCATGTAGGTTGTTGACCAGGTTGAATATTTTGAACGTCTTGTAATGTGCCATAAACGTAATCTAACTGTGTACCTACAAATGTTGCAGTGCCACGAGTTGCTGACGTAATAGCAGCCATTGTTGCATACACGCCTGTAGCAGTAGCAAATTTGTTAGAAACATACGGTTGAATAGAGTTAGCTGTTACTGTACCATCAGTTGGTAATACTCCAACATCAACGATTACATCAGTAATGTTTGAACCTTGTGGAATTAAAAATGATACGCCACGATAAATAGTTCCAGAAGCATCTGCTGTGGGAACGGTAGCAACAGTAGGACCACTAGTGCTATAAACACCAGACTGTGGGTTCCAAATAGTTGCTGCTTGGTTAGGAATGTTACCAGAAGTAACAAACACACTAGAACCACCGCCATAATTAGCTTGACCTGCGGAAGTTACAGAAAAATCTAAAAATGCTTGTTGTGCTAACAAGACTGGACCAACATCACGTTGTGGTCCAAAACGATTGTCACCAGATAAAATTGGTCCTTCAAAAGTTGTACGCATTATAAAACTCCTTTTAAATATGAATACTTGAGAGCAATTTTCCTAGTAGATGATGTATCTCTACCAATAACACGCCCTCTCTCAGCATAGGACATATTAGGATTATTAACTATAAATTTAACAATTGCAAGGTATTTTGGATCAGATAAAGCTATATTTCTACGAGTTTTTTTAATTTTTTCAATATACTCTTTTGTTAAATGATTTCTTTGATTAACTTTACTTTGTGAAATTTTTTGTTTAGTTTCTTCTGTATGTTTTTTCCCTCTCATTGGGACTTTTGCGGTATCAGAAATATTAAAAACACAAGGCTCATCAAAATGTGCTCTACCTTGCAAAAATTCATTTTCGAAATCATCTAAATCATCTGCTAATCCACATTCAATTTCTAAACTCCAATCAAAAGCATTTTTACCGTATTTATTATAAGAATGTTGGAGTATAGGATTTATATGGCATCCTTTATCTAAAAGTCTAAAATGTTCATGGATACGTTTTTTTACGTTTTGTGATTGACCAACATAGGATTGATTCGTAATTTTATTACGAATTTTATATATTCCTATGTAGTCGTGTGCATATGGCATGATAAAGTTCCTTGGAACTAATATACCACAATTTAAATTTTGTGCAATCTTTTTTATAAAAAAATCCCCAGTTTTTAGGCTGGGGACAAGTCCTCTCACGAAGGAAATAACCTTAGTACGAAGCGTAGATACCTAATGGATCAGAAACACCAAATGAATAACGCTCACGAGACTTGTAACGTACGTTACCAGTATCGAAATCACCATCCATAGAGTTCTGTAAAGGAATACGTTCAAAATGCTTCAAACCGTTTGGAACATCAGTGGTCAAGAACCATGCGTTTGTAGCGGTTAAGAAGTGGTTGATTGTATAACCTTCTGGAACAGAACCGTTGTTCTTAATTGCATTGATATCGTTGTTGTTTGTACCAACACGGAGTTCTGTGTCTAACAAACGTGTAGCAACGAATTGCAATGCAGGTGGAACAACCAATTTCTTAGGTCTTGCAGCGATTAAGAGACCACGCTCATCAGTCCATGCAGCAATTTGAATAACAGCATTTTCCAATGCAGTTTCGTTCAAGTCAGCAGGAGTTGATGGAGTGTTAGCATTAACGCCACCAGAAATTAAAGGATGTTGAGTAGAGAATAAAGGTTGTCCGTCACCATATGTTACTTGGCTGTTGAAACCGTTGTTCAATACCGCAGCAGCTTTAACTTGCTTGGTATATGCCATAGCACGGGCTAGACCCTTAGTATAACGAGCTGATAAGCTGTCATACAAGTTATCCTCAATAGCCTCTTCTGTTAGAGAGAAGCCAAGAGCAATAGTCTCGTGGTTATAGCGGGCTGTCCAAGCTTCTTGACCGTTGTCATAAGCGATGGCTTGGCCTTCGTTTTTGACTGGTGCAGCTGAGAAACCAGACAGTTTTGTTTCTTCTTCAAAAGAACGCTCAGAGGCTTCAGTTTCATAAATCTCTTTGTGTTCTTCACCGTAGCGAGCATACTCCAGACCAAACAATGCATTCAATCCGGGTAGGAGCTCTTTTAATAGTTGTGCGCGAGAAATAGCCATTTAAATGCTCCTTAATTAAACGCCAGTGGCATTAAAGTAACTGTGGTAACCGAAGTTCCACGCCACTAATGCTTCTGGGTAGCCAGTGAATGAAAAACCTGTAGCTGTTGACTGAGCAGTTGTTACCGCTTGGTTAATAGTTACAGTTGTACCGTTTACAGTTGTTACATATGTATTCGAGCCTGAAGCAATACCAGGACCAGAAATAACCATACCAGGCAGAATTGCGCTGTTAGCAGAAGATAAAGTAACAGTTGTGCTAGATGTAGTAGCATTTTGTGTCACAGTAACAGCTGAAGCAGGAACAACCTGAACGATACGGAAAGGTGCAGATGTAGTCAACGGAGTGATTGCTGAAGTGCTTGTGGCAGCAGCAGAAATCGCAATACCAGCAGAAGAATCACCAGTAGTTGTCGAACCAGTATTACCAGCAGCGGCGCCAATGTAATAAGCATTAGAACCAACAAAAGCTGGGTTTAGGTATTGAATGGTTGTAGAACCACCAGTACCAGCTGGGTTAGACAAGCAAACTGCTTGGAAAACTGCTTGTGGATCATCTACGACATAACCAATCGCATCAGGAGCAGTTGTATTTGCTTGCCAGAATTGATAACGGTTTTTACCGTAAATTGGACCGCCTGTTGTTGAATACTCGGCACCGACAAAAACACCAATGGTTCCAGCTACTGCTGAAGACTGGTTATAAGTCATTGTTGAAGCAATTAAATTACCGATATTGCCAGATGTACCAATTTGCACAACGTCACCGTTGAACATACTAGTATTATAACCGTTGGTAATTGGGAACATACGAGTAGAACCCGCAAATACCCGACCACCAATGAGGTTAACTGGCTTGAGCCCGTAAGGGGCTGCTACTGTAGGATAAGCCATGTAAATCTCCTAAAATTGATTAAAGTTAACTACCTTTTCCAAATGTAACTGTAGATTTCCGTTCCATAAAGATTGGCATTCTAGAGTCACTTTGGCGCATTAAATTATTATCTACAGCATCCGCTTGAGCAGCTGTTTGACCATTTTCATAAGCCATACGCTGAGCTACAATCTCTTCTGGAATCTTGCAAAGTAATAATCCGCCGATCTCGATATTGTCTTTATATTGACCTTCACGAGCAGCTAACAGTCTGTATTGCGGTTGTTCGTCTACATGCACTGGTTCCCAACCTTCACGAAATTTCGCAGAAATGTTACGGGGGTCAGAAGCGTTTAACATTGATACACGAATCCAGCGATATGCAAAACCAGCCTGTTTATCAGGCTCAGGGAGAAGTTCCGGAGGCATCCACTGTTTAGGACGCTCTGTTAATTCACGATTTTCCATCTCACGTTGTAATCTATTTGTAGCCATTATTGATTCTCCAATTTAACAAATTCACGGGCATATTGCTCTGGTGAAACACCAAGCTTTTTTGCAGTAGCTAATGCTGTTTTAGTAAGTACAATTCTTTTAGACGCTGTACTGCGTTTGACAGGGGCTACAACCGTGCTTAGTTTTTGCGTACGTTGAGGTTTTTCCTCATCGTTTTTTACTGCCCCAAGTTCATCCGGAAACCTGGTCTTCATTTCATCGTCGATACGTTTGTAGTATTCGTCTGTTCCGACAAAACCCATACCGTACTGATTCTGCAGTTCTTCGTGATATGTCTCAGCGTATACTCTCATCCGTTTTTTATTCGGATCTACGAACCACTGATTCCGTGACACCCACTGTGCAACTTTAGGATCCATCTGAGGCTGTACCTGTTGTGGAGTCGCCCCATACTGCATTTTTACATTATTTTCACTATTTTGTACAGTATTTTTAAACTTTTTTGATTTATCAAGTTTAATTTGAGCTTTAACCATATTTTCTTGCGCTTTTAGTAACTTATCAGAGTCACCAGAGTCGTAAGCATCTTTATAGTCTTGCTTTGCTTTTTCTAACTCAGCTTTTGCAGCCGACTTATAATTAGAATTTAGCTCTTTTTCACCACTTTTTAACTGGCTTTGAAGTCGCTTATTTTCATCTAAAATAGCTTGAGCAGCTCTTAAAGCTTCTTGTTGTTCACGTAAAGCAGCTTCTTTAGCACGTCTTTCCTCATGCCAAGCTTTCTTATACTGTGAAAACTTCTCTTTTACATTTTTAGAATATTCTTCAGATTCGTCTAAAGTCTCTAATTGGTCTTTTGCTTCTGCTTCTAAAGGCTTTCTATTACGATCTTCTTTAGGAGTATCATCAACGATATCAATTTCAATCTCGTCGCCTTCTTCCATTTCAATATTTACTTTATCTTCTGCCTCGATTTCATCGGGAAATTTATAATCATCTGCCATATAGCCTCCTTAATAAAACTTACGGGTAATTCCGCGAGGGTCTTGTACTACTGCCTCTACAGAATCATCATTAATTAAACGAAATTCTCGTCCATGAATAACTAGACGTGTACCAGCGTTAGGTCTTGTAAGAACAAAATCCCCTTCTTTACAATACGCCCCACTTGGAAAACGCCCAGTATCTTTATAACAATCAGGTCCCATCTTTACTACAAAAAGGACTGTTGTTAATAGTTCATCATGTCGTCTTGTTTCATCAGGTTTAAGAATACCGTTTTCAAAGGCTTCTTCCGATTCAGGAATTGCGCATAAAATGCGATACCCCATAGGGTTAGGAAGTTGTTTGGCTTTATCTTCTGCATCTTTCATTATTGCTCTTAAATCTACTGCTTTGTTTAAATCTATTACTTTTTGATCACTCATCTGAGTTCTCCATATTCCGTTTTAGATCTGTTACGTATGTTCGTGCGGTAAGTAGACCTTTAACTTCCCCGCATACTTTTCTATATTCTTCAAAAGTATCAACACGTCCGTCTGCCAATGCCTCTTGAAGTTGTAGAATTTTTTCATCTAACTGTCGTATTAGATGGTTTAATGCTGATTCAGCATCTATCATTTACTTTCCTTTTTCGGTTGCTGTTTTGTTGCTAATTCTTTCTGTGCGTCCGTTTGCATCCGTGTTACTTCTTTCTGATGAGCGTGTTGCTCACGAGTTTTACCTAAATCAATAGCAAGTCTTGCCCCATCAGTTTCCTGCTGGGTACGTTCTTTACTCTTAGCAAGCTGAGCTTGGATAGCCATCTTAGCCCCTTCGGTTTCTTGTTGCGCTACAATACGTTTTTCTTCAAGTTGAATTTGCATTTGTTTAAGCTGGAAATCTTGTTGATCTTTCTGAGATTTCCGTTGTTGCTCTTGCATCTTGATTTGAACTTCTTGTTGTTGCAACTGAATAATTGGGTCTTGTTGAGTTTGCTGATTCTGTTGCTGTTGAGCCTCTTGTTGATGTTGTTGTAACATCTGTTGTGCAGCTTGAGCAACCATCTGAGAAATCTGAACCTCCATTTCTGGAGACATACCTTTCTCTTCTTCATCCTCACTATCCGGCATTGGCGGTAAAGTCTGTCCTATTCTTTGTTCAATCTGTTTGCGATACTCCATACCTAAATGCTCCATTACATGCGCCGCCACAGATGCTTGAACTTGCTGAGCTAGTTGTGGGTTTGACTGTAATAACATACCGATATGTGGGTCTTGCATCATTGATTGATGAGACGTAATATGTGATTGATGATCTTGATAAATAAAAGCTTTAACAGGTTTGCCAGTAAGTAAATTTTGATTCTCAGTTACTGGGTCACGAGGCTTCATATCTTCTGGAAGCGGTACCAATTTCTGATAGTTTTTGATTCCCAACACGTCTAACATCTGGCGATGTAGTACAGGTAGATCATAGAGCTGCGGTGCGGTTTGAGCGAGTTGTAGAGCTGCTTGATACTGTACAACCTTTTGCGCCATAGTAGCCGCGTTGGGATCGGATACCGGAAGTACAAAGACCATATCGTAGTCTGATTGTTTAGCCATACGTGAACCTTCAATCGGTTCATACTCGTACTCTTCTGGTGTGTAATCTCTAATAATATCTTTAAGAAGTTGAAACTCTTGTTTCATTGAATAGTGGATACGAGCTTGTATCGCACTCATTGTTTTAAGAGTTCTTTCTAAGATAGCTAATGTTGTTCCAACAGGAGCATTTGCACTCATATCAGATGCACTGATATCAGCAGAGCCGGCAAATACGCGAGCCTCTTCAATTATGTTCTGGAATAAACTAAATAAAACTTGGCTTGGTTCTTTGTAAGGAAGCGGTAGCATGTTATCCCGCATGGATCCTGACGGAACATCGACGTCTCGCCATTCTCCTGGGGCAATTGGCGTATCATCACCTTTGACTCGCATTCCACGTGATTTAAAACCTCCAGGCAAGTTGGATAATGTTCCTGCATCCACGAGCTGACGTATAAGACTTGTACCAGACTTAGCAAAAGCGCCAATAAGGTGGATGAGACCAAAAGCGTAAAAACCAAAACCTGGAATATATGGGTAATGAACAAAGTGATTGCGTTTGCGGTGTGTTTCATCTTCTGGCCTCCAGTTTCTGCGAATTGCAAGGATGGTAGTGGTGCCTTTCTCTATTGTTACAACATAAGGAAGTGCAATACCTGTTGCTTCTCCATCATCACCTTCATGCTCAAACCCTGGGAGGTCAAGCTCTACGTGCATCTCTAATAACTTAAACCGGTCATCCGTTGTAGCTCGGAATCCCATTTTTTCTGCAATTTTCTTCTCAATCTCGTCCATGACTTGTGCAGGTGTACCTAAATCAACATCTCTGTAAAAGCCTTCATGTTGTAGTCTTACTACATCATTTTCTTTTTTCCTCATTACGTGAGTTACACGTTCAGCTTCTTCTAAACTTGAAGCACCGTATGGCACAACCACATCTTCTGCTGGAACATAGATAGAAACTTGTCTTTGCATCGACGGATCATAATAAACTTTTTTAAACGCATTACCTGCTAAGCCTAATCCCCATAACATCCGCTCATGTTCAGGTCTAAACTCTTTCATAACATCAGTAATCTGATAGTTCATGTCATCTTTGACACGCTCCGCCGCAGCTTTCTTTTCAGGCGTTTCTTTACCAATTATTTGAGTTTTAACTGGACCAGCTGCAGGGAAAGTCTCCATCATAATCTCAGCCTGAAACTTAACTACTGCTTCTGCTAAGAGTGGGTGATAAACACCACAAGCACCTTCCCACGGTTCAGCTCGTTCTTCAATCTTCATACCTAGAAGTTCTAAACCATCGACGTAAGTTTGTATCCAGTCTTTCCGAGAGGCAGCGTCGCTATCATAATCACCTATTAATTCACTAGCTAAACTTGACAATACG